ATTTCATTTAGAAATGGGAATTGATTGGAATCTTGCCATTAGAAATAAATTAGAAGAAATGCAAGACGAAATTACAGAATTAGTTAATGCAAGTTGTTAAGTAAAAATGAGGCGGGGCAAAACCCGCTTCATACATTTACGGTACACAAATAAAAATTAAAGTTATGATAGTAGAGATTTTTACAACCACAGATCGCCTTCCTTATTTACAGAAAAATATGAATGATAAAATAGTAGTGATGAGTCACCCAGACGGAACGGGACAGGTAAAGGTACAGGTAGTGGTAGATGATGCAATGGATGTGATGAATATTTTTCACGCTGGAGTAAGTTACGGTTTAGATAAAATGCAAGCCGTATACACAAATAAATAATTTTTTTGGGCAACGTTAAGTTCCGATATTTACAATACACAAATAATAAATAAATAAAACAAAAGGTTATGTCAAAAAGTACAACAGTAAAAAACACAGGTAAAAGAGGTCGTCCAACAGTAAGTAATTCAGCTCGTCAAGCGCGTTTAGCAGCAAGAGAGGCTCGCGTAGCAGCTGGTGGTGAAGTAAAGCGTGGTAGACCAGCTAGTCAAGGATCAGCACGTCAAGCGAAATTAGCGGCTCAAGCAGCTAGAATCGCAGCTGGCGAAACGATCAAGCGTGGTCGTCCAGCGAAGCAAGTTGAAGTAGTAGCTTAATTAAACTGGGTGGGGCGTAGCCCCACTCATACTTTCACGTCTAAATTAATTGTCATGGTAGATATACTAATAGAATTTCTATTTGGGGTTAAGATCGTTGGTGAACCAATCAACATGGAATATGGGGTTGAGCAACCTAAACGCACCGTACAACCTCCGTCTAAGTTACCCGAGTTCGAATGGTGTCAACACGTACGATTCGGAAGTCTACACAACGTAATGCAACGCGTCCACTTGTAGGTCAAAGTCATGGTCATACATTTACGGTACACAAATAATAAAGATATGAAAATTAAAAATTTAAAAAAGTACGTAACTGAATTATCAAACGATTTCACTGATGATTATCTAACAACACCAAAACTACAACAACAATTTATTAATCAAGTAGTAGATTATGGTAAGGGTTGCTGTGAAACGGAACAAGAGTTATTATGCTATGTAGATGGATTATTAACCACATTTAAATAAATGGGGTGGGGCATAGCCATAATCATATATTCACGGTATAAAATTAAAAAGTATGAATAAGAAAGAAATCAAAAACGCCATTACAAAGGATGTATGTGCGTTCGTTACTAACCTAGGATACATGATCGATGATGATGGGTTCCATGGTTCATTAACATTCCAGAGACACGATTCATCAATTGATGACTCGATCGAGTGGAACCGTACATATCAAGATGCAATATGTGCTAATTGGGCGAGTGACCAGACCAAACTAGACGTTCAAGCAATCAATGCATATATAGGTCCTCGAATTGAATGGTGGAATGCTCAATACCAACCGAAACGTGCTGTGGCATAGTTCGGTTCGTATATTTACGGTATAAAATTAATGAGTATGAAACAAAAGATGATTAAAGCGTACCACATCGATCATGATGGATGCTACAGTAACATAGTGATGATCAACACACATAAAGAACACGTTGATAATTACCACACTACGTTCTTCAAATTAGCAGACGCTAAACGTGAGTTATTGAATAGCCTGAAGTACCATATTGATCAGTACACATATGCTGCTAAACGTATTAGAGCGATTAACAACGAAACAGTACCTCAACGCGCTACGGCAGAGTAACGTTCGTATATTCACGTCATAAAATTAAATGATATGACAACAGGTTATGAAAAATGGTTAAGTGGTGAATTGAGAAATTTAGGTTCGTTCGCCGAGTCGTTAATGGAAACGTATTTGAAAGCTGATAGTAGCAATCGTGCTAAGTTAGAGCAAGCGTTCCCTGAGTGGTTCAAGTAAATAGAATGGGGTGGGGCGTAGCCCCACTCGTATATTCACGTCATAATAATAATGATATGAAACAAATAACAACACAACCAGTAGTAACATTTCAAGTAGGCGATCGCGTTCAATTCAACAGAACGATTAATGACCGAGGTATGAGTATGTGGTTAAACACTGAGTACGGTATCATAACTAAAATGAACAAAGTAACGGCGTTAGTTAAAACACAAACCGCAACGTGGAAAATAGACGTAGATGAATTAACTCAATATGTTGATCCATTTAGCGGTTGGGCTGAGTAACGATCATATATTCACGTCATGATAAAATTAAAACGTATGGAATTAACATTACAAGAGTTAAATGAAGTGTATTACAGCTTAAATGTATTACTAAACGACAAAGATTCACATTTCGTTAATGTGGATGTAGTAACTAACCTGATAGATAAAATCGGTGATGAGATTGGACGTCTAGCTATGGATGAAGTAAATAGTGAAATAAACGAATTAAAATTAACAGGTAAACTATAATTAAAGTATGAAATACTTATACATTATTAAATGTTACAATAAATCAGGATATCCAATAGGCGATTACCACGTAGTAGCTTCAAGCGAACGTAAGGCTAAAGCCGCATTAAAGGTAGATGAGAGTGTGAGTGGGTGGGTAGGTAAGATGGTAACTGATTACGTATTATCAGTAGTAATAACCGATTAAAATAAAACATATGAACGTAAACGAATTAATGAACATGAATGACATGTACTATGTAGGTAACATATACGATGTTGATGGTGATGGATGGGTGACTAAAGCCGAAGCCCAAGCGATATTGGATGAGGTAATGGGTGATGATAATAATTCAGGTGGATACGGCGACGAGTCGCCGGATGAATACAAACGCATGATGGCTACCGTGGGTATAAAAATCTAACGGGCATCAGGCCCGGGCGCCCGAGAACTAAGGAGATCGGGACGCTCGCGGTTGATAGCGATCCGATAGCGGTTTGACGGCGATCTGCTCCCATGCTAATTGCGGTCCATCGATGGCGCGTGGTCGTGCAAAAAAAAAGACATGTATGTTCGGCAGAAACACAATCTCTACACCCCGACAGTATATACGCATATACCCCATACTTATCTTCAAATTTCCATTTAATCCCTTTTACACCAACGTTATAAAGGCGCAAAATCTCTTTTAAACAAATTTTTTACGTCGAGCAAATTGTTTTGGCAAAGTCCCAATCGGATATTTAAGTAAACAAAAATAAAGGTTATGTTCATTTACTATTTTATCATCAGTGGAATTATTATGGGTGTTTGGTATTCATACAACCAATACACAACATCAAGCATCAGTATATTAGATATTATATTAAATATGGTTGGTAGTTTACTAATTGGATGGTTAATGTTACCCATCTCTATATTAGCATTATTAGACAGCATAAAAATTCGTAAATAATGAAACGTTTAACACACGATGAGGCTAAACAATACCGCCAATTAAGTAGTAGTGACATGCGTTATAGTATGCGTCGTGCTATTGCTTATACTCTTACCCCCATCCCTAATGACCCAGGTTGGGAAGAAATCACATATTACGGTGCAGCCTGGATAGACCCAACTAACACTCCACAACATCCACATTATATTTACGTTCTCGTTAACCCATCTATTCCAGGTATATGTAAGATTGGCTTTACTACCACGACAGTATACGATAGAGTTAAACAGATCAATTCAGCTACGGGCGTAATTACGCCTTGGTACGCGGTGTTCTCATATAAGTGCCCAGATGGTCGTTCACTTGAGCAAGATATACATACACATCTTGAAGACATTGGCGTACGTGTTAATCCAAAGCGCGAGGGATTTCAAATATCATCTGATGATGCGCGTGTTATTATTGAAAATATAGGTAAAAAATACAAATCAAATGAAATCAATTAATATCTTAGTAATGTTATTAGGTCATTTAATCCTAATTCATCTTCATCGTTATCATATGAGTATGAGTGGAATTCACCCATTACAATTTATTGGGTTTATGCTATCACACGCGATATGGCACTTTTTAGTTGCTAGAAAATTGTATATACGTATCTAGAGATTGGTGTTGGTAGCCACGAGACTACATAAGGGAGATACGTTCTGTTATACCTGCATATATTTATTGTAAACAAGATGTCTGTATTTAAAATAAAGCTTGAGGATAAAGCTGCTTTTCTTAATCGAATGGAAAAAGCAGGTGCTGAATTAAATACCAATCAAATGGTAGATAATGAACTTGGGGGTTATTTTGAAGTGACTATTGACGAACCAAAACAGCTAGAAGTAGCTAAAAGTATTTTAAAACAATCTCCAAAAATTAACACCATAAAAGAAATGGAAAACAAGAAAAAAATGACTAAAGACGAATTAAAAGAAATGGTTCGTCAAGAATTACAAGCTGTATTAGCTGAAAAGAAAAAAGTTAAAGACGAAGAGAAAAAAGACAAATTAGATGAGAATGAAGAACTAAATGAAGATGCATCCCAAGTTGTGATGGATTTATTAGGTCAATTAGCTGGTTTGGCTGGTATTGGTTTAACAGGTGTCCAAATTTTAAGGTGGCAAGATAAACTTGAAAAAGAAAATCCAGAATTACACAAACAATTAGGAAAAGTAAGTGGTGCAATTGGAAAAGCGGATCCTTCTAAGAGAATCTAATTTTAAATTAAAAATAAAGAAATTTGGGCGTCTTGAAAAAGATGCCCTTTTTCTTTGGAAGTATAAAATCTCCTTCGTAACTTCCACCTACGCGGGTTGGGAAAAAGGGAATGGGGGGAAACGGGAAAAACGGCGAGGGGTTGGGGAACGGGAAAGCACATATATTTATATATAAACATATATTATGAGATACAAAAACAACGTATTAGATAAATTAACACAATTAGAATCTACTATTACTAAAGTTCAATTTCAAGTAAATAGAGGAATGGACCAAGATCAAATTTTAGAATCTATTGAAAGTTTAAAAGAACAAATCGAAAAAACACGTGAAATGATTTCTTTAGAAGGGGATGATTTTGCACAACAATTTGCTAACATATGATGTGGTTATGGCTTATTATTATTCATGTTATTGAAATTTCTATTGTAGGAGCTATTTTAATTATTAGACGCAATAGCGCTCTAGAAAAAGCAGTATTACAACAACGTGAATATATAGACGCAATTAGTATTATTATTAGTAATTCTGATCAAAAGTTAAAAGAATTAGATACACTAGGTGCATTTGAGTCCGATGATGAAGTTGGTACTTTCTTTAAGAATTTAAGAGAAATACAAACTATCATTAATGATTTCAATAACTTTAAAGGTTAGTTTGGTTACGTGACTTTCCTTCCATATATTGGAAGTAAAATTAGGAAATCACTATGTCATATTATGATAACTACGGTGCTGATATTTTCGCCGATGATGATAAATTAGCACTAACTAAACGAGGTAAACCGCGTAAACGCAAACCAAAAGAACCTCGTATTTATTTCACTCAAGATACTGAAGATGCTATTGTAGAGTATTTGGCTTGTACTGATCAAGTTGAACGTAATCGCATTTATAATGATCGTATTGAATATGGCTTTTATAAACTGTCTGAAAATATTATTCACACATTTAAGTTCTACTATACTGATACTGATACTATTGAGGAATTAAAGCACGAGGTAATTACATTCCTACTCGAAAAACTCCACTTATATAAACCTGAGAAGGGTAAAGCATTCTCTTATTTTGGTACTATTGCCAAACGTTATCTTATTGTATATAACGAAAATAACTACAAGAAACTTCAAGAAAAAGTTGATGTAGATGAATCTGATGAAGAGCAAATGTCATTATATGAAAATGATAAGAATATTGAAAATATGATAGATGGAAATGGATTTATGGACCAATATATTAAATACATAGATGTCCATATATTTAGATTATTTCCTAAAAAACAAGACGCTCAAACGGCAGATGCTATTGTTGAATTATTTCGTAAACGTGAAACCTTAGAAATATTTAACAAAAAAGCACTATACATTTATATACGCGAAATTACAGACGTATCAACCCCTCAGATTACTAAGATTATTAAAAAATTAAAACTAATATACGTCCAGTTGTATAATGAATACTACAATCACGGACATATAAAGATTTAATTATTTATATTTATTGATAAACGCATTTATGGCTAATTTTGATGATGTACAGGTGTTTGATGGTATGTCCCTATCAGACCTGTTCAAAAAAATACATAAGAACAATAAAGATATTGATAAACAGATTGGTGATTTTATTGATACTATGAAACCAATGGCGACAGCTAACGCAGGTTCTGCAACAATGTTAATGCCTACCGTTAAAGATTTAATTGATGTTAACGTAAAGAATAACGAACAATTAATTAAAATGGCAGCTATCGCGCAACGTGCGGCTACTGTTAATGCTAATAGTGGTATTGATTTAATTAATATGGATGAAATTAATGCTTTATTAGAAGAACAAAAAGCAGTACAAGAACAAGGACAAAAATTACTTGACCAAGCTCCTATTGTCGCTATAAATAACTAATATGAGGTACCAGATAGGTGGATTTTCAAATGTATTATCTTCAGTAGGAAAAAATAATTTTTCCTCTATTAATCCAACTCAAGTAGGAAGGGTATATGGGATAGTTACTACTGCAAACACACCTAATAAGGAACAATTTGAAAGAGTTGGTGGTTATGATGCTATGGGTACTATATTTTATCGTGACTATAATCAAGCACAAGATACAGTAGGAGAAATAAATAATAATTTTTTTAATGACTGTAAAGTTGCTAAACCACTATTTCCTCAATTCCAATATTATCCCGTATTAGGTGAATTAGTAGTTTTATATGACTTACCATCACCCGCAACTCAAATATCCCCCTCATCTACAGAGACTTATTATTTGATTTTAAATTTATGGAATAATAATCAACAAAACTCTCAACCAGCAAATGATAATGCTTCTTTAGGAACTACTTTTGTTGAAAACCCAGATATTAGAAATTTAGTTTCATTTCAAGGTGATCATATTATACAAGGTAGACAAGGTGCTGCTTTAAGATTTAGTTCAACAACTAAATTATATAATGATTTAAACGAATGGAGTTCTGTAGGTGCTGAAGATAGTCCTATTACTATTTTAACAAATGGTTTTAACTATATATCTGATGCTAAGGTTTATGTTGAAAAAATAAATCATGATTCATCTTCTATTTATTTAACTTCAACACAACAATTACCTTTACAAACAGATAAAACAGGAACTTTAAACCCATTAACTAATCCTTTAGACGCAGCTGATTATTTTAATTCACAAATTATTTTAAATGCAGATAGAGTTACTTTAAATTCTAGAAAGGATGAAATAATGATGTTTGCTAAAACAAATGTTGAGATAAATACTAATAATATTATTAACTTAAATGCTAATGAAAGAGTACATTTAAATACAAATACCGTATTTTTAGGTACTGTAAATAATCAATTACCAACCGAACCTATTGTATTGGGGAATAGATTATATGATTTATTAGAAGGATTATTAGACGGGCTACAAACATTTAGTATTGCTCTTACTACAGTAGTAGCATCTCCTGAGGGTGCTCCCATGATTGATTTAAACAATGCCGCTCAAGCATTATCTAATAAATTAGAAAATGTTGAAGGGAGAATTGAAAATATTTTATCAAATAGAAACTTTACAGCATAGTGGCTAATAACATAAACATATCATCTGTTATATCTCCAGATGTTCTTAGAAATATATCTTCAGCTGCTGCTATAAAAACATTTGGCGACCAATTAAAAAACCAAGCTAAGGAAAAAATTATATCTGTTGTTGTAGGTAAAGCCCAACAATTAAAAAATCAAATTGAAGAAATTGCTATTTTAGAAATTAAAGTAAGATCTGATCACGGTACTGAATTAAAAAGATTAGAAATTTTACTTAAGGAAAAACAGATTACTCAAGAAGAATATGATAAAGCAGTTACAAAAGAAAATATTGCATTTGATAAAAAGTTAAAAGATCTAGAAAAGTTAAAGAAAAAACTTAACGAGGATTTAAAAAATATAATTGCTGATCCTTTAAGAAAAATTAAAGAAAAGGCTAATGAAAGAAAAATTAGAAGACAAAGAAGAAAAGCTAGAACTAGAGCAGAAAAAGCTAAAGCAAGAAGAGATTTAGCTAAAAAACTAGCTAAAAATGCAGCTAAAACTTTAGCACCTATTATTGCACTTCAACTAGTTAATAAATTTGCTTCAATTATTTCTCAAAGACAACAATTAGAATTATTAGTAGACCAAGTAAATGCATATATTGATATTGCACAAACACCAGACCAAATAGCAATTGCTACTAATTTAAAAAATAATACTATTGCTTTAATTAATAATAGTATTAATAAGTTAAATAATTTATCACAAATAATACAACAAATTAATTTATATATTACTATTTTTAATGCTATAATTTTAATATTATCTGCTATTCCAATCCCAACAGCTGTTCCTCCTGGTATTGGTATACCTGTTAATTTGATTACTAGGATTGTTAAAACACTAGAAAGAGCAAATAAATTAGTATCCGCACTTAATATAGTGTTAGCAGTTGCTTCGGTAGCTTTAGAAAATGAGATTAATGAATTAAATGAATTAATATTAAGATTAAAAGAAATTACTCAAAATTTAACGGATAAAACGTTAAATAATTTAAATGAACAACAACTAACAGACCTAACTAATTTCTTCTCTCCTGTAGGTGTGGATGAATTTCCACCATATAAAGGATTTAAATTTCAAATTAAAACAGAAGAAAATAAAGCTTTTGAAGTTAAAGGAAATAAACGCCGATACGCAGTTGCGATTGATCGTGATGGTGTTGAAGTAATTAAAAGTGAATTATCATTTACATTAGATCCTAATGACTTAGTAGACCAACTGAAATTAGTTATTGATCAACGAAACTTACAAGGATAAAATATTTATAATTATGAACGCAAAATTATTTAAAAACTTAATTAAAGAAGCGGTTCGCGAAGCAGTTCGTGAAGAAATTGGTGTATTATTGTTAGAACAAAAGAAACAAGAATTAAATGAAGGAAAAACATTTAGTTTTACTAGCAATGACATACCAGCAAGTAATGATGTTAAAACATCTTTACGTAGTAAAATGGGAGCCATGTTTGGCTATGATGTGCCTCAACCTCAATCATCTTTGAAAGTTGATCCTACATTAGATAACCCATTTATGGCCTTTATCGAAGATGCTGGAGCTAATATGACTGCTCAAGATTTATCAGGATTAAGAAATTTAGGATAATATGCCAATACCACAAACAATACGTGTTAATCCCTTAGACTTACAGGGTAATATTGCTATTGGAGTGGCATTGCCTTTTAATGCTCCTGGAGTATTTAAAAGTACATATACAACTAAAGATCAAATCAAATCTAATCTAGTTAATTTATTATTAACAGATGTAGGTGAAAGAGTAATGAATCCAACTTTTGGTTGTAACCTTAAAAGATTTATTTTTGAGGGTATTACCGAAAATAATATAGATAACTTAAAAGAAAATTTATCTGATAGTATAGCAGTGTTTGTTCCTGAAGTATCAGTAACAGATATTATAATAGTTCCTAATAATGACTTTAATGCTATAGATTTAACAATAAATTATATTTTAAGAATATCATCAACACCAGACCAAGTAACAGTACAATTTAATTAATAATGGCTGAAGAACAAAATATATCGTATCTAAATAAAGACTTCACTGATTTTAAATCAGCATTACAGCAGTATGCTAAAACATATTTTCCTGCAACTTATAATGATTTTACAGAAGCAACACCAGGTAATATGTTTATCGAAATGGCATCTTATGTTGGTGATGTTATGTCATTTTATTTAGATACTCAAGTTCAAGAAAATTTTCTTTTATACGCTAAGGAAAAGGAAAATTTATACGCTCAAGCCTATGTAATGGGTTATCGCCCTAAAGCATCATATGCTTCAAATACTGTTGTTGATATTTACCAATTAATCCCTTCAGTTATAAACTTAGGTGTAGTTGTTCCAGATTACACAACATATGGTTTAATCATTCCTGAAAATACAACTGTAACTTCAACCAGTACAGGTACTAGATTTTTAACAACAGCAATAGTTGACTTTACAGATACAGGTAGCACTGAAATTACTTTTGTAAATAATAACTTTTATTTATTTAAGAAAACAGTTCCTGCAATTTCTGCTGAAATAAAAGAAACATCAATTGATGTAGGTGCTAATCAAAAGTTTGCTACATCAAATGTTGTTGATAGTAACATATTACAAGTATTAAATGTTACTGCTAGTGATGGTAATTTATGGTATGAAGTTCCATATTTAGCCCAATCTTCAGTATTCCAAAAAGTAGCAAATCCTAATTTTTCTACTGATCAAACTCCTTATTTATTACAATTACAAAGAGCTCCTAGACGTTATGTATCTAGAATTCTTTCAGATAATACATTACAATTAGAATTTGGTGCTGGATTAACTAAGGATAAATCTGATACTCAAATTATTCCAACTCCATCTTCTATCCAAGCCGGAACTGTACCTGGTATTTCATTATTAACAAACAACTATAATGAAGCTAGTACCTTCTTTACTCAAGAATATGGATTAATTCCTTCGGGATCGTTAACAGTAAAATACTTAGTAGGTGGTGGTATTACATCAAATGTACCTGCCAATGATTTAACTATTATTGATAGAACAAATATTTACTTTAAAAACGGAACTCCTCCAAATGCTGCTTTAGCTACTTCGGCTTCTGACAGTGTAATATCTAATAACCCAATCCCATCTTCAGGTGGTAGAAACGGAGATACAACAGAAGAAATTCGTCAAAATGCATTGTATGCTTATTCAACTCAATTAAGAGCTGTAACTAAAGACGACTATATTGTAAGAGCAATGTCTATGCCTGCTGATTATGGTACTGTTGCTAAGGCTTATATTTCACAAGATTTATATAAAAGTCCACAACAAACAGTAGCTTATACTCAAAACAATAACCCATTAGCATTAGATTTATATGTTTTATCATATAATAGTAACAAACAAATGGTTACAGGTTCTTTAAGTTTAAAGAATAATTTAGTAACCTATATGAACCAATATAGAATGGTTACTGATGCTATTAATATTAAAGATGCTTATTATATTAATATTGGAGTTAATTTCGATGTTATTATAAATAGTGGATTTTCAAATAAAGATGTATTAACGTCTTGTGTATCTGCTCTACAAGACTACTTTAATATAGATAAGTGGCAAATAAACCAACCAATTATTCTTTCAGATATTACTTCTAAATTATTACAAATTAGAGGAGTACAATCCGTAGTTAAACTTGAAATTATTAATAAACAAGATCCATTGGGAATAATTTATTCTCCTTATGGATATGATATTGCAGGGGCAACTAGAAAAGGAAACATTTACCCATCAATGGATCCAGCTATATTTGAAGTTAGATATCCTAACACAGATATACAAGGTAGAGTAGTAGTAGGATAAAATTAAAAATTAAAAATATGAATTTAGAAAAATTAAAAGGACATGTTCCTGATAGAGTAATCGAACAAATCCCTAGTGTTATGGAAAAATTCCAAATCAACACTCCCCTACGTTTAGCACACTTTTTAGCTCAATGTGGCCACGAATCAGGTGGATTTCGTTTAACAAAAGAAAATTTAAATTATAGTGCTAAAGGCTTAATGGGTATATTTAAAAAATATTTCCCAACTGAAGCATTAGCTAAACAATACGAACGCAAACCAGAAAAAATCGCTAACAAAGTGTATGGTGGTAGAATGGGTAATGGTCCTGAAGCATCAGGCGACGGTGCTAAATTCTGTGGCCGCGGTTATATTCAATTAACTGGTAAAGATAACTACACAGCATTTGGTAAATCAATCAATGAAGATTTAACAAAAGATCCAACAGTAGTAGCAGACAAATATGCTTTATTATCAGCTGCATGGTTCTTTAGCAAAAATGGTTTACATAAATTAGCAGATGGTGGTGCAACTGATGCAGTTGTTACACAAATCACTAGACGTGTTAACGGTGGTACTATTGGTTTAGCTGATCGTATTAAGCATTTTAAGGAATATCACGCATTACTTGCATAAAACAGTTTAGTAGTTACCATATTTATATGTAGTAATTACTAACTATGGCCGTTTATAAAATATTTCCTGAAAAGAGTGCAACTCTATTTTCATACTATCCTACCACAAATACAGGATTAGATGAGATACTAGAAGTTAGCACCTTTGAATCATTACAGTCTACTAATGAAGTATCTAGAGGAATAATTAAATTCCCTACTTCAGAATTAACTGATGTAATTAACAACGAAGTATCTGGATCTCCATTCAGTGCTTCATTAAAATTATATTTAGCCGACGCTACGTCGTTACCTTTAAATTACACCTTATATAGCTATGCTTTATCAGGTAGCTGGGATAAAGGTACAGGTCGTTTAGGTGATGTACCTGTTGTAAGTGACGGTGCAAGCTGGAAATACAGAAACCAAAACAGTGGATCACAATGGTTTGTTGGTTCCGTAGTATTAGGCCCAACATTCCCTATTGGTACAACAGGTTCATACAATGATGCATTTGGTGGTGGTTTATGGTTTACCGGTTCAGGTGCATCACAATCATTTAACGCTGCTACTTCTAAAGACATCAATATGGATGTTTCTAGTACTGTAAGAAGATGGTTTAGTGGATCTTTTTCAAATGAAGGTTTTATAATTAAGCATGAACCTTCTCTTGAATTTACTACTGCTTCTAAGTTTGAATTGAAATTCTTTTCAAACACAACTCATACCATTTATCCTCCATGTTTAGAAATTAAATGGAACGATTCAACATTTTCACCAGGTACATTAAATATAGTTACATCTAGTTACTATGCTGCTGTAATTAATAATAATAAAGGTGAATTCCAACAAGACTCAGTACAACGTTTTAGAGTTGTAGTTAGAGACTTGTATCCACCTGTAGTATTTAGAACTACGTTAAGTTTTGCTAATACAAAAGCGTTACCTTCTTCTTCATACTGGTCAATAAAAGATTTGGATACTGAAGAAACTGTCGTAGATTATGATAACAACTTTACTAAAATTAGTTGTGATGCTTCTAGTAACTATTTTGATGTTTATATGAATGGCCTAGAACCGGAACGTTACTATAAACTACTAGTTAAAGCAGTATTGTCAAACGGTGAAGTGGTAGTAACAGATAAAGATTATATTTTTAAAGTTGTAAGATAATGTCTCAAATACCAGTACAAAAAACTGTATTTAATAAAGAAGCCTTTAGCAGAGTAGTTAATACTCAGTTCAGCCAACTTATAAATCAAGGAGTTGATCCTGATGAACCTACTTTTACTGTTGATGATTTCTTTCAATTATATGAAGATTTGTTTTATCAAATTCCTAAGGAAGGAGATGCAAATTCTCATAGATATATTTTACAACGTGAAGCTGATTATTTAGGTGTTAGTATTAGTCAAGATGATATTCAAGCATTATTAAATGAAATTACATCATTAAGACAACAAGTACTTGAGGCACAACAAACAATAAACGAACTGACTAAGAAATAATGGCTAATAATATTCAAATAGTAGGACAAATTTTAACCCAACAACAGATTTCTCGTTATAGTGAAGCTGATCTTAATCTTCTTAATCCATTATTGTTAAGAGAAGATTTTGGTCAACCTAATGACTATATTGAATATTTTGTTTACGATATAGTAGATAATCCTTTATACGCAAATTATAGCTATCAAAACTTTAAATCTCCAACAGGTTCATTTGTAACCCCAACGGGTTCATTACCTATAATAGAAATAGATCCCGTTAAAGATTTACAGGCATTAGGTTACCAATCAGGTGAATTTAAGGTTCAATATAACTTTTTTAATAATAAAATTTCTAATGCTGAACAAGCAGGACTATTTTTAAAAGAAATATCTGCTGACAGAACTGAATTAAGATTAGGATCTACTACCTTAACAAATGAGCAAATTGAAACAGGTTCTTTAGCTCTTATAAACGAAATTTCTAGTTCACTTTATGCTGTTAATTACATTGCTAATTTTGAAAATAACAATCAAGCAACAGTAGTAAACGTTGCTTTAAATAAAATAGAGTCAGGGTATGAAGTTTTATTAAAGTTATATGAACCACTTGCTACTAATATAACTGAAAAATCAACATTATGGATTGTAGAAGAAAAAATTAATCCGTATGTTTTTGACATTAATTTAGATAAGTTAATAACTATCCCTCCTGGTCCTCAATTAAGAGGCCCAAATTTTTCAATTGATATTCCTAATCAAAATAACGTAGCTACACCATATCAGAATCTTGATACATTAGTAAAAGATTTTCAAAGTGTATCTACTGCTTCATATCAACAACTTTTAAGTATAATTACTTCTCAAAGTATTGATATTAATACTGATTATTCTGATTTTAATAATTTTATATTTTTTAGTTCAGCTGAATCTAGGGTTAAAAATTTCTATACTAAGGTAAAACAAATAGAAAATTATCGAAACAATATTGCTGTATACACTCCATTAACTGCTAGTAACCCTAGTGTAATTAATGATTATAATTTAGCTACGGCTAGTATTGATAATGTTATAGCAAATTTTGATGGACTTGAATATTATTTATACTTTGAAAGTGGATCAACATTAACTTCTTCTTTTGAATATGGTTTAACTCCATACCCAAAATCCAATAATACATTACCTTATACCCTATTATCTACATCTTCAGCATTAGTTAATTCTTGGTATCATTTTACTACGGCAAGTGCTAATAATTATGATGATCAAAATCAAAATAACTTAACATTTACTGTACCTGCTTTTATTAAGGATGATGAAAACAATGAACAGTATTTAACCTTCCTTAAAATGGTTGGTAACTATTTTGATAACGTATGGGTATTCTTACAAGCAATAACGGATATTAATCTAGCAAATAACAACCTAGAAAAAGGCGTTTCTAAGGATTTAGTATATTATGTATTACAATCACTAGGTACTAAATTATACAACCAGTATGGGGACATAGATAACGTTGATTATTTAATAGGTAGTAGTGGTAGCGCTAATTGGGATAATAATTTTACTTATACTGGATCTTATCTAAATGCAATAGCACGTAAAGATTTAGTTGCTGAATCTTATAAAAGAATTTATCATAACTTACCTTTACTACTAAAAACAAAAGGTACAACTTATGGTTTACAAACATTAGTATCTACTTTTGGTATTACTGGAAGTACCTTACAGGTAAGAGAATATGGTGGTAATTTAAAATCTAATACTTTAGATGAATTTAATGGTAATAAAATTAGAGTTATATCTAGTGCTATTACAGGTAGTGTTTTATCTCCGTTTATAAGCCTACAAGTTCAACCAACATCATCTAATTCTTTTAGAACAAATGATTTAAACTATGTAGATATATCATTTTCTCCTCAAGATAAAATTGATGAATTTGCTTCTGCTTCTATCGTTGCTGTAAATCCAAACTGGAGGATAGATGATTATATAGGTGATCCTAGACAACAATATAGCACTTTATATACTGATTTAAATGTTCAAAGAGATATTTATTACTCTCCTTTAACAGCATCAGTATTACCATATACTGCATCATCAGCTAGCGGTTCAATAGGAGCTACTAGCTATAATGATTTTATTCGTTTAGTACAATTCTTTGATAACTCATTATTTAAAATGCTACAGGATTTTGTTCCTGCTAGAACGAGTTTATCAACAGGTGTTACTATTAGTTCACCTTTACTTCAAAGAAATAAATGGGTGTTATCAAATCCATCATCTACAACTGATATTAATGTAGAAGAAGGACAAATTGATGCAATACAAATCCAAAGTGAATACACAGACATTTATAAAGGACTATCAGGCAATAAGTTACCTTATTATGCCGGTAATTTTACAGGCAGTTATATAGATACTTATGCTTATTTTGCAAGTGGAACTTATAACCCATACCTATTTCCTACAGCTGCTTTATCAGCAGGTGATATAAATGTATTTAATCATACTGATTATAATGTAATGTTAAACAACGTTTCTCAAAGTGTTGTTTCGCGTACAAGACAAGATATTGAATACGTTTTTGGTACAACTCAAAGTATTTTATCTCCTGCTGAACTACAAGATTCATATGAAACCTTAAGAACACATCAGCTTTCACGCTATGAAGGTTCTAAAATATACAGTTTACAATATAATATTTATACACCAGCTACTGAATCATATGGTGGTGATGTATCATACGGTAAAACAGCTGTTATAGATAAAAATGCTGTTAAATTAGGTTTATTTACTGAAATAACCAATAATAAATTTTTACCTGGTCGTAACAATGCAGTTGTAAAATATTTAGTTGATATTGAAGGTAATTTAACTGAACTTAATCTTCGCAATAGACGTTGGCAAGAAATTCAAAATACTTTTATAGCAGGTGATACAGGAAGTATTTCCCAATTTAATAATCAGCTTTATTCCAACCAAAAGATTACTGATGGTGAGAAACTAATATTTGATAGTGGTTATACTTATAATCCAATATTATATTTTGGTGATACCGGTTCAAGTGGTGGTAATGAACTAGCTTTTTTAAATTTAGGAGGAACAAATGCTTATCTAGCTACTGCCCAAAATACATTAGGTCCTAATGCTTATATTAGTGGAAGTGGACCTGGAGTAGATGCTTACCCATTAAGTGGTGGGTATGTAGTAGATATTTTTGATAGAACTATTGAAGGTGGAGCTTTCTTCCAATCAGGCGCTTTACAACATTTCCCATCATATTCTGTTCAAGAAACAGGTAATCATTCTATTGCTATTACTCTTCCATTTACTTATGAAGTAGCTACTTTCCCAGTAAATGAAGCAACATGGTCATTAGAAGTATGGGTTAGTGGATCAACTAGAAACGAAGTATTATATCGAGACAGACAGTTCTTTGTAGCTGGTGACCCAGCAACATCAACATTAACTTTTGATTATTATTCAGGTGATTTTGTTTTCTATTTATCAGATGCAATTCCATCCACTAATGTAACAATTGGAGTTGGAGCTCGGGTATATGGATATGCAAATACAGAAGATTGTAATACTAAAGATTATTCAGAAACAGATTTTATGTCATCTACAGCAATAATAACAGCTGGGACAGATACAATAAGTGTACCTGGTAATACTCCATTATCAACTAGTAGTGTGTTTAAAAGAAGTAATAGTATATCTGTAAATGGAAACTTAGTGTTTAATGGTAGTATTATAACTATTGGTGGTACTCAAGTAACAATTTCAATTCCACCTGGTTGTGAAGGTTATATTTAAAAATAAATAAATGGCAACAAAGACAACAAATACAAATTTTACAATTAATGTCCCTTCAGTTCCTCTGAATGTGGGAGAAAAATTAATTGTTAGATTTAGAATGGAAAACAATGATATACCTGGTTCTAATTTTACTGCTTCTATTGGACAAGGAAATTTACGTATTTCTTCTTTAGCTGCTTCTACAGGTTATACTACAGTTAGTATAGCTCCTCCAAACCAAGCATTTCCTTCAGCTTCAATGGCTGATCCTAATAATACAAATGAAATTGTACTTTCAACAGGTATAACTGGATTTTACGGTGGACAATACATGTTTGTGCCTAACCCTGTATCTGGTTCTCAAAGTAGTCTTTATGAAAATTACGGTGATGTAGATTATACCTTTAACATCAACTCATTTGATATGGCTCTTATATATCTATCAGATGGTACTTATATCGAATCTAGAATTTTAAGAGCATATGAACAAGGAGGTTTATTACGTTTAACTCTAGATATTTTATTATCTAATAGTTTAAGAAGTGAATTAATTAACAGAACATATAAACGCTTCTTAATTCTTTCTAGGCAGAATGACGAAACTAACGTAATATTATCCTTTACAAAAAGAGATGGAAAAACATCATACGGATTTTTGATTCCTGAAAATATTAGTCCTACCGTTATCGGAAACATAGACACTATTACTCGTGAAGTAAAACAAAAATTACTTAACGATCAATCAGTAATTAATGATGTTAATGGTGGAAATTTCTAAATTTAACATATTTATAGTATATACACAATAGACAATTATGGCAATTTTAAACCCTACAACAATTACTGTAGATGCAATATTAACCACGAAGGGCCGCGAATTATTGGCTCGTAACGATGGTTCATTTCAAATTACTCAATTTGCATTAGCTGATGATGAAATTGATTATACTTTGTATAATCCAAACCACCCATCAGGATCTGCATTTTATGGTGAAGCAATTGAAAACACTCCAGTATTAGAAGCTATTCCAAACGAATCACAAGTAATGCGCTATAAACTAGTAACATTACCTCGTGGTACTTCTAAATTACCAGTAATTAACTTAGGTTACAACAGTATTACTTTACGCCAAGGTGCTTCATTAACGATTACTCCACAAACACTTAACTATTTAGGCGCTACAAGTACATTTGAAGCCAATGGTTATACAGCAACAATTGCTGATTCTCGTTTAGTATCTACCTTCACTGGTACTGGTATTGTTACAACAGAACCTACAGGTAATTTAAACACAACTACAGGTACAGTAATGTCTGTAACTCAAGTTGGTACTTCATTCACATTAACAGGTACAACAATCAACACATTATTTGGTTCTACATTAACACAATTAACTACTACAATCACTGTGATTGGTAGAGATAGTGGTGCTAGAATTACAATTCCTTTGAATATTCAAAAAGTATCAACAATCTAATTTAACATATGTCATTCGTAAGATACAACCCAGAAGATTCAGTAATTAGTTCAGAAACCGTAGTACGCGGTTTGTTTACTGGAGATAGCTATACTTTGAACTCATTTTCAACATCAAGTAATCCTAGTGAATATTATGTTGACGTATGGAATGGTGACCCGACTTTGTCTTCATCTGCTGTACAATTTTCCCTTCAATATGGTAACATAAATGGTTCTGGATCTGCATTAATTAATAGTGCTGTTCCAAACTTTACCCCTTCACGTGTTGTATACGGTGAATATAGAAACTTAGTATTTGGTACTGAAACACAAAACTTTAGTTTTGATAATGGTGCAACAATAGCAAGTGATATTTTTGTATTAAACTTTGCTCGTGCTCGTTACAAAGAATCATTACTACAAGGCTCATTTAATATGACTTTAAAAAGCGGTAGTAATGCTATTCAATTAACTGATGACAGTGGTACTACAAATTTAACTCGTTTTATTGGTGAGAATGAAGTTTACTATATCATTTCAGGAAGTAATGGTAATGCTTATACAGCAAATGCTTCTGCTTCTTATTATGGAATGATGTTCCCTGATCTTGATATTGTAATATTAAATGCTACAGCATCTACAGTAGTAGATTTAAGAAGTTATTTTGCTCCTATTAACTATGCAACTTCTTCAGTTCAAAACCAGTTAAAATTATATACTTCAATTGTAAGTGGTTCTGCAAATAGTCCAAGTAGCAGTATGACTTTACAATCATCTGAAACTGTTTCTTCACGTTATTTCTTTACTCGTGTAAAGAATAGTGAATTTAACTATACAACAAACCCATCTATTATAGATGCAAATGGTAACTTATTATATACTACATTAATTAATAACCCTCAAACATTTATTACCTCTGTAGGTATGTACAATGACAATAATGAGTTATTAGCTGTAGCTAAATTAAGTCAACCATTAACAAAAGACTTTACAAAAGAAGCCTTAATTAGAATCAAATTAGACTATTAATGCATGTCTTCATTCAAAAAGTTAAGCAGAGCAGACGTTACGGTAGTTCCCTATCACGCCAATAAACAGTGGCAGTTAGGGTACTGTCCTTATCCTACTTCATCTGAATACTTAACTATTTATAAAGGTACAAACTTTACAGGTAGTTTTACTTTAGAAGAAGATGTTACTGAAGGTGAATATGAGCGTTTAGTCTATGATCAAATCAATCATTTATTTTACCAAGCGTATACTGAATCGTTAGATACTAGTTCGTTAATGTTTACTATTAACAACTATGAATCTGCTTCTCAACAACGCCCTACTTCTTCATATTTTATTTATAATGATAACGATAATCTAATCCAAAACTACCCTACAGGAGTTATGGAAGGTATTCGTGTATTAGCAATTAATCAAGATTTATACGGAAATAAAGTATTACCTAATACTTTTGTTATATCTTCATCTGCTTATTTTATAGCAGACGATGGATTTGGAAATTTATATAATATAAGTGCCTCTGATGATGGAGGTTATTTTTCTCAAAGTTATATAGACCCAGAATATTTTGTTGAAAGAGGTATTACAACTAGAGTTCAAATTGGAAACATATATTATGCTCAAGGATTAGCTATTATTACTAATCAGGATTATCAAAACATATTTCCTCTTCCTCCTATCGCTAAAAACGATAGTGGAAATTTTTTAACAACAGATCCTCAAAAAACAATTTCAGCATCGTTAAATGATTATGCTAGAAGTGGAACTTTAGATACAGGATCACTTGTACTATCAGGTAGTACCTCAGGTCCAGGCTATTCTTGGGCTACAGGAAGTAATGGTACTATTGTTTTAACAACAACAATTCCAGGTACTTATACTGTATATTATACTATAGGAGCTAATGTAGCTGGTTCTTGTGCTGCTCAATTAAGAAGTAATAAGGCTAAAGTAACTGCTTATGTAACTACACCTACTACTACAACAACTACTAGTACAACAACAACCACAACAACAGTTCCACCAACCACAACCACTACTACTAGTACAACCACAAGTACTACAACGGCGCCAACAACAACCACTACAACAACCACTAGTACTACAACAAGTACTACAACGCCACCACCAACAACCACAACAACAACTACTACTAGTACAACCACTAGTACTACAACACCACCACCTACAACAACAACTACTAGTACAACTACATCTACTACTACACCTCCAGTATACTATTACTATGCAGTTAGACAAAACCAATGTAATTTACCAGGTGCTTGTACATTCGTAGCTGATAGAGTAGCTAGATCAAGTACTCCTTTATCAACAGTTGATGGTGTTTATTACAAAGTAGGTTCATTTACTTACCAAATACAAACTGAAATTGACCCTGTACCACCACCATCGTTTGATGTTAGTTTAGATGGTGCCCCATCAGATGCTAACTGTATAACCGCTTGTGGTCTTTAGTGAATAGTTTGGAATTATAAATTAGGATAATTATATTAGGTTATGAAAAATTTACGTTATATTTGCGTTCAACCAAGGCTAATTTATTATGCTTGGCAGGTTGAAGTTATGATCAATAACTTTATTAAAAATAGAATCAGTGGTAATAATATTGATATTTTAGTTGCTTGGAACCCCAATGATGGCACTAGTACTCCTGAAGTAATAGATGCTTGGGATAAATTAGTTAACAAATATAATTACGTTAGATTTTTCTTCTATCAAGATACTAGAGAGGATATGTCCTATATTCCTTCTATTTATTTTAATATTTTAAAACAACATATAGCCGCCCACCCTGAACTATCTACTCAACCTTTATTTTGTCATGACTCAGACATAATCTTTACTAAACCAGTAGATTTTAGTTCAATGTTAAATGATGATATTTGGTATCTAAGTGATACGGTTGGATATATAGGTACACAATATGTTTTAACTAAAGGTGAAGATATATATAAAGGTATGTGTGATGTAATTGGAATTGATCCACTAATACCTAAATTATTAAACTCAAATTCAGGAGGAGCTCAACATATTATTAAAGGTTCTACTTATGAATATTGGGATAAAGTAGAAAAAGATTCAATTAAATTATATAGATGGTTTTGTGAACAAGAACCACTATGGAAAGGTGAAGGATATCCAATCCAAAAATGGACTGCAGGGATGTGGTCATTATTATGGAATGCCTGGTTATTCGGTAATGAAACAAAAGTAGATAAGCGTTTAGATTTTTGCTGGGCAACTGATCACATTAATAGATGGGATGATGTATCAATATTTCACAATGCTGGAGTAACAGAGCACGGTAAATTATTTATGAAAGGAAATTATACTCAGTCTTATCCTTATGGAATTGAAAATACATTTGATCCTAATTTTTGCTCATTTAATTATGTAAACGAAATAATAGAAACAACTCAAAAATCATGTCTAGTATAAATCTCCCTAAAATATCCTGTATATGTCCTACATTTTCTAGGGCACATCTATTAGAAGAAGCTCTTGAATCTTTTTTAAAACAAGATTATCAAGGAGAAAAAGAATTAATAATATACAATGATTTTTCTCAACAAGAATTCATATTTGAACACCCAGAAGTAAAAGTAATTAATTCTTTAGAACGATCTCCTAATCTTGGACATAAATGGAATGTAACATATAGCTATGCTACTGGGGAATATCTATTAACTTGGGGAGATGATGATGTTTATCTACCAGGTAGAATAAGTAGAATGGTTAATAATTTAAATCAATCTGACTTTTTATATGAAGGTCCGTATTATATACTTTATGGAGATGTTCTTTACAAAAAAGCAGATCAAACTCAAGGAGCAAATATAGTTTCAAGAAAATTATTTGATGCAGTAGGAGGAATACCAGAAAAAAATACAGGAGAAGATGCTGCTTTTAATGATAGAATAGCAAAACATTTATGTAAACCTCTTGATGCCTGTAAAGATGAACCACAGTTTGTATATAGGTGGTCATCACCAAGAAACCATATATCTCAGTTTGGAGAAGATAAAGAAGGTGAAATTACTAGTTATCAAAGAATGTTAGAAGCAGCAAATATATACATTGAATCTGGTAAAGAGCCTAAAGGTATTTATCATTTAAATCCTCATTGGAAACTAAATTGGATAGAAGAGGTAAAAACTGCTATTATAGAACCCTAACTAGAAACATGACTTATATTCATCCTACAGCTTTAATTGAATCCAATGTGATAATTGAGGATGATGTTTATATTGGACCTTATTGTATAATCGGATTTCCACCTGAATGGAAAAAAAGAGAAGATGAAGGAAAGGGTGTATTAATTAAAAAAGGAACTAGATTAACTGGATTTGTAACAATAGATGCGGGTGCAGAGAGAAGAACTGAGGTTGGTGAAAATTGTTATATAATGAAATACGGTTATATTGCTCATGATTGTATACTAGAAAATAATGTAACAATGAGTGCTGGCTCAAAACTAGCAGGTTTTTGCTATGTTTATGAAAATGTAAACCTAGGAATGGGAGTAGCCATTCATCAAAAATCAACAATACCTTCAGGGGTAATGATAGGAATGAATGGAGTAGTAACTAAACAAAGTAAATTATTACCTAATCAAAAATATGCAGGTATACCTGTTAAACATATAGGGAGTAATGAAGGACATTAAAATCATCAATATTTATACTCATGTCAGCAATAGTATATACCGGATCATTCTCAGTAGCGTTTAAAAACGATTACACCATCTACGAAAACGAAGTTCGTTGTTTGGTAAAGGAGAGTGACTATAACTCATCCTACAACCCAACATTAGTATCAGGTAGCTACATTGATGGATTTTTAAAAGGATTCGCTACTAGCGAAAGTTTCTATACTTATGCTACACAAATTGGTTTGTATGATGATGCTAATAATTTATTAGCTGTAGCTAAGTTAGGTAAACCAATTATGATGTCACCTGACACAGACATGACGTTTGTAGTCAAGTATGATATATAAAATAAAATTTTAGTTATGTTTCAAACATCTGATCCTCTTTATGTTGAGGATTTAATTAATGACCCTGATTTCAATATTGATGACTATTGTGGTTATGTTTATATGACATGTCATAACTCAACAGGCCGCAGGTACATTGGTAAAAAAGTATTTCATCATACCACAACTAAAAAATTAGGCAAGAAAGAACTAACTGAAATTCCAGTTACCAGAGGTAAACGCCCAACTAAAAAGACAGTAGTTAAGGAAAGTGATTGGAAAACATATTATGGTTCCAATACTGAGGTAAAATCATTACCTA